GTTGTTCCGCCCAATGGATTTGTAAAGGGAACAGTTAGTGATGGTTGAATAACCACTGCATCTGAAGCCAAACTACCACGCCACACATGACGAGATGCTACACCAACTTCCAACTCAGTTGAATGTCCTTCATTTTCACCGGCCGAAGCTGAATGATTATCACACGGACAAAAGGTTGTTCCAATTACTACAAGTGTTGCTACTAAAAATGTATTAATATACTTTCTCATATTTATCTCTCTTTCTATGAAGGTTGCTTACCTTCAACATCAGTTAGTTTTACTTCAATGATTTTTGACTTAGATGCACTTACCACTGTAAACCCAGACTCGCCTTCAAGTAACTTATGAACTTGCGCCTCCGCATAAGTCGCACTATCTGCTGCTACAAGATATGTTTCCTTATACTTCTTGGGCTTTGCCTTACCAGTATCTTCTTCAAACTCAACAATTGTTGTCCAATATTCAGCCATTTTTAGCTTCCTTTCGTGCCATCTTCTGGCGTTTCTTTTGTTTATAAAACTTACGAGACTTCTTGGTTTTACCTTCTTCTAAATTCACATCATCTTTACTCTCACTTTCTTCCCCTTTAGGTTTCTTATTAATATCTCTAACCAGAGTTTTCCACTCTGATTTAGATGTATAACTCCAACCTTCTTCGCGAACTAATGATGCCGCTCTCTCATCACTATATCTCTTTATTGCTTCATCTTTCTTTATTGTCTTCATTGGCTGTTGCCTCCAACTTTCCAAGTGATAAATATCTTTGTAGATATGTATTATAAAACATATGTTTCTCTTCACCAACCTTTATTACTTTTGACTTACACTTATTACATCTGTAATCTAATATTGGTTTTATTGTGTAATCACTACAGAAACCACATTTCCAATACCAATCATCCTTTACATATCTACCAAGATTCATTGATGAATATATCAAATCTTTATTTCTCAACACTTCTATATTCTTTGCACCTCTATATTCTTCTTCTACATAACCTCTCCCTATTCTGTTTGCTCTTTCTAAATTAATCATTATATATCTTCTACATTAATACATTTATCATCTATATAGATTGATGCGTAAACTTTCTTTGAAAGAGTGTCTGAGTTAACTAATGAATCGACGTTTTCATTAACTGCATCAAAATATAAATCCATGTTATTGCAAGCCTTAATTGCTGATAATAATTCTGAACCATCTCTACAAGTCCAAAGAATTATTTTTGAACCTCTCTCTTGCAGTTCCTTAACATAGTTAATTGTTTTATCAATAGGTTCCCCTATATTAGGATAACCACCTTCACCTTCTTCAAATAACGTTTTGTCAAAATCAACAGCAACAATTAGATGATCTCTCTTGCTAAGTGCACGATCTTCTAATTTTTCTCTATTCATTGTTTACTGTCTGGGTTGAAATGGGTTCATCGGAGTCACCCTCGGAAACAAGTCTCTCCTCTTCTTCCATTAGAAGATTAAATATTCTTCTCAATGTTTGAGTGTTAATTTTATCACTAACTGTAATTGCGTATACTGAGTTTTCTTGATTATGAACTAATGTTTTGATTATTTTTTCCATTTATTTCACCTCTTCTATAGCATCTATGCAACGTATCCTAACTGATACAACTCCGCCATTATAAGATCTTAAACTATACCAACCAGACCACTCTGGTCTCATACCATTTGTATTTATATCTTGAACCATTTCTTGTAAAAATTGTTCTCTCTCTATTGGTGATATAATTTCTATTGTTGATCCATTTATAAAAAGTCTTAATACCTTTTCACCTTCTTTGAGTGGTGGTTTTTTACGTGGAGGCATAAGTTTTAGTCCTTAATACTTCATTACGTTCTCCTTCACCATAAATGTGATTGTATAAATCATAATGTCTAAAAATATTGTTTAAAATTTCAATTTTTTCAGTAAATGATTGTATATTCAACCTATTATTATCTGTTGGAGCTACAGCTTGATCATCCCTAAGTGTTTGGATCTTAACCTCCAACAAACTAATCATTTCTTTTAATTGATGTCTTTCTAACATATTAACAATCTCCTCTATTATTATATTTTTTTCATTCTCTATTACTTTTTTCACCAAATTAACTGGCAAAACTAGTTCTTTTGATTTCATTACGGATCTATTATGTAATTCTTGTCTTGTAATTACATTATACTTTGGCCCCCTTAACCCTTTTAATTTCTCTATCAATATACCAAATAGCTTTTTCATAATCTTCTACTTCTTTCCCTTTGTATTTTGCTCTCGCAATATACTTAAGAGCATTACCCAGATTAAAATTTAAATCCCAAGCCTCTATAACATTAATTGCTTCATACAATTCGCCACATTCATTATAATGTGATGGGTGATCTACTTTACTTTCTTCTCGCAACTTTGACATAAAAACTTCCCCGATTCTTTATCGAACAATGTTTCTTCATCAAAAACACCGTGACATAACTCACAATAAAATTGATTATAATCAAATTTCTTGGTTTTTTCTTTTAAAGGATACACTCCCTGTAAAAATCTCCTAAACATTTAGAATACTAAACCCTTTATTTCTTTTTAATTTTAGTAAGGCATTTTTTTCTATTTTTTGTATTCCCATAGCTGAATAACCCATTATTTCTCCGACTTCTTTCAATGTCTTAGAATACTCTCCATGTAATCCAAATCTATGATCAATGACTTTTCTTTCCTTATCAGTTAATCTAGTGTTCTCCAATAGATAAAGTATGTGCTCTGATTCTTCTCTCTTGTCTAAATTATTGATATAATCAGATGATAATGATGATTGAAACTCTATATTATCGTTTTTATTCATATCATCATCATCACTTTGAAAATCATTATGAGTGTTAAATGACTTACTATCTATACTAATTTCAAAACGAGGATATATGCCATCATTAAAGTTGGTTTTTTTGCCTTCTTTAATATACTTATTGATTCTATTCCAAGGTAAATGAACATTTCTATCTTCATAAAGACACTTAATTATTTCTGCTCTAACCCAATGAACTAAATATGTAGAAGGTTTTATTCCTTTATCTTTATCAAACTTTCTTATACCTCTCATTAATCCATATCTACCCGCAGATACCATATCATTCCAATCAGCCTGCTTAACATAGTTTCTTGCCACATACTCTATCAACCACATATTATCTTCTACTAACTTATTTTCTTCTTCTTTAGACATTAAACACTCCATATATAATAAAAACTAATCTTCATTTAAACTTTTTTCATCATAAAAACCATACTTATCCAACTTTTCAATAATTTCTTCTAATAAACTATTAATACAGTCAACATTTTCTATATCTTCTTCTTTTAATCTTTGTTTTAATATCTTATAAGCTATAGCTTTTTTACCAGTAAGAAGTTTATTATTTTTCATATCAATCATTTTTCTCCGTTATTGTGCAAATCTGATCGGATGCTTGTAATAACTTCAACAAACGATACGGGCAACGCATCAATGTGAATGAACGATTCTGTTCCTCAAAATATCCATCGTGACTAAATATAGAAACAAACTCATCGTTTGTCAAGGGAAAATTCATCTGTGTCAATAATCTAATACTTCTAAGCGAATGTGTCAAGTAATCATCTAAGTTTTCATTGTAGATATATCTATCCCCATTCTTATACCGCCAGTTACTATTATCAATAGGTGTATACATAGGTATAATCTCTGATAAATCCTCATTGAATCCACCTATCTTACCTAAATCATGGAACAAACCAGTAATCAATATACTTTCTTCATCACAACCATATACTGGATTGTTAAGCTCATACATTGTCTTTACAACATCATAAGTATGCAACATAAGGCCACCAGCAAAGGCGTTATGATATTGTAGTTTACTAGATGCGGGTGCTGTAGCAAAGTGTTCGCCAATACGTTCAAAAACTTTTTCAATGTTTTCCTTCCTTTCCTTACCATGTTCATCAATCAAATCAGAAATATATTGTAAAACCTGTTGCAAATCTTCTTTAGATGGTGTATCCATATCAATCTCCTATTAGTTTTTTGATGAAATCAACTCTTAACTTATTAGCTTCAACTTCAGCATCAAATTCATATATATTAATATACCACATTTTATCAATATTGTCAAGTATTTTTATGCTCTTATTTTTTGTTCTAACAATCACTTTATCATGTTGCCATGCATGATGTAGCTCATGTGTTAAAATATTTGTTAACCAATACATTGTGGGATTGTTTGTTATTTTTTTATAAGTTGAATAATCCCACTCCTTACTTGTTTTTCTTTTAGTATTTAAAATACATTCTGATACGGTGATGTGATGAAAGTATCCATCTCTATTATTTGTTTCATCATGCATATCAAACAATATTTTATTATAAAAATGATCTGGCATTTTATTAGGGCCACGCATATAGTCATCTATATGACACAAACCGTATAATCCATATGAAGTAGACATATTTTTTACACTTTTAATAAAGACAGGAAGCTTTATTTTATTTTTATATATTGACCTTACAGTTTCCTCTATGTTATTATCATATTCACTATGTATTTTACTTATTATATCCATAAAAACCTCCATAAATTTGTATATAATAATATACGGATTTTAACACATAAAGTCAATATATAAAATGCTTTATTACTAAGTAATATTGCTTAAAAATATGTTAGAATTTGCAAATTGATATTTACCACCATACTTATATTTCATATCAAAACAAATTTCATCCCTTTCCCTACAACTCCAAAACTGTGATGAGTTATCAAGAGTATAACCACACCAATTAAAATCTGCCTCTTTTGTTTTCTGCTTTAACCAATCATCTAGCACATCATTATAAAGCAAAGCACAACTAATGATATAGTTATTAGCTTCTGAGATTATTTTCTCACAAAGCTTGATAGGTGCGTCTTCATCAAAACTTATTGATGTTTCATCTTTACCCAAATGTTCAATAACTCCTAATGATATAACATTCTTTCCAGTGAAATCATATTCAAGAGGGTTACTATCCAACAAAACACCAGATGGAGACTCTGTATTTAAAACATTAATTGATATATGTTCTGAGTAACCGTATAAAGGCATAACACAACCAACCTCTACAGTATCCTTATATCCAAACTGATTATAAAACCTAATACCTACTGGAATCTCTATACCTTTTTCGTTTTTATTTGTGTTATCAACCGGATCTTCTAAATGTTGTTCTGAATTTACTAATAATATTGACATATTTACTCCTTATTTATAGTTTCTAGCCAAGCTTGGGTTGTTTTAGGAAATACTTCTTGCATTATATCTTTTAATACTCTTGCATACTCTTGTATTTCTAACTGAGAGGTTGCTTCATCTCTAAGCTCAATGAAGTTCATAATAGATTGAAAAGAAGCAGTCCAATAAACCTTTGTATATAAAGTCAATGGAAGAATAGATCTAGCCTGTTCTCTTGCTACACCCATCTCCAACATCTTCTTATAACTTATAATTGCTTGATCTTGTGCTTCACACCATAATGTTCTTGCCATTATCTGATCAGTGACCAAACCATCAGAAGCTTGTTTATTGTCTTCACTCTGTTTACGGAAAAATTGTGGATTATAAAACTCATCATATGGAACATATCTACCACTAATCTCATTCCATGCATGATCTTTAGTAGAATGTGCTGAAGTTGTTTCAACTCCAACTACGTGTTTATACCATTGTCTCATTACAAACTCTGGTGCTTTTATAATGAACATACAATGTTGATGTCTAAATGGGGAAAAGTGTTTGTGTTTAATAAGATACTTTATTAATCTATAATCTTTATTACTATATTCTTCACTAAGACCATCAAACGATACTCTTGCGGCATTCACAGGCGTAAGATCTGTGCCTATATTTCCTACTAACTCTACATACCCTTTATCTAAAACATCTATTTTCATATACTCTCCTTTAAAAAGATTATATGAAATATAATAAATTATAGATTTTTTTAAACAAAAAAAAGAGGGTGGAATAAATCCACCCTCTCTCTACAAAACTTTAAAATTGAAATAATTTTATTTATTAACCACCAATGGTGTTAAGGTCTGCAACTGTTACTGTTCCGTAGAATTCGGGACGAACCATCTTAGAAGCGTAACGAGTCATTGCACCCTTGCGAGGTGTGAAATCGTTTGGCTCAAAAATGGTTGGTGTGAATACGAGAGGAACATAAGGAGCGTATACAAAACCAGCGTCTAGGAATCCGGGGCCTTTGTAACCCATGAGGATCTTGTTAGCTGGGAAGTAAGGATCTTTGTATACAGTGAAACGATTGCTTAGAGTTCCAACCCTTTCAATACCCATTGAAAACTGAACCTCGGAAGGATCGAATGTTGCGTTGGGCTTGAAGTAAGCAATGGCTTCGATAATTGTTGCAACATCGGGAGAAGTAACGAGCCAGTTAGCTCCACTTCTCATGTTACGCTTGTGAATCTCGTTTGAAACAGTTAGTAGTGTTTCAGCGAGTGTCTGATACCAATCTTGGTTTGTTCCTGTGAAACCAAAATTTGATGAACTACCTGTTCCAGATGGTGCAGCTAGTGTATTAACATCGGCACCGGCTGTAACATAACGACCGGGGAAACGTGACCAAGCTGCGTTAACTGTAGCACCCTGTAGAAGTGTGCTTAGAATTTCTCTGTCAATTTCTGTAGCGATAATGTCAGAAAGAATTGTTGTTAGTTCAACTTCAGCGTCAATAGCGTGATATGCGTTGATATCTTGTGCTAGTTCGGGTGTCCATGTGGCCTTCAACTTACGTGTCACAGCCTGAACAGGAACACTTTCAACCTTAATGTTAATTTCGGGAATATTAGGTGTGTTTTCAAAGTCACCTGTCTGTGTTGAACCAGTATCAACACTTACATTTGTCTTAGCTGGACCAACAATACCCCATGAGTCATTATCAGCTTGATCAGAAACGCCATTACCGTCTGTGGAGTTACCCCAAACAGTTGTCTGAAGACCGGCAGTTGTAGAACCAGTTAGTGCATCAGAAGCTGTTGTATAAACAACGATATAGTCAACACTGGCAACGCTAGCATATTCTGTTAGAGCTGGGTCGATTGAACCAAATAGTGATGAGTCATTTAGCTTAGCTACAGGAGAAAGACCACGGAATGTGCCATCTGTGTTACCTGTGTTACCAAGATTAATTGAACCCATTGTAGCTAGTCTAACTTGATTTAGGGCTGATAGATCTGTTGAATCAGCGTTTTCAAGAACAAAAGCATAACCAGTAGCGGCTGCACCAAGTAGATCAGAATACTTTGTGTCAGCTACGCCAGCTAGTGTGCTAGCTGCAACAACAGGTGAACCTGTAACTGAGTTTAGAATAAAGTTTCTACGTGTGTAGCCAAGAGCGTCTAGGTTGTAGAAACCACCAGTAGCATCCTGTGCGCCATTAGCATCGGTGTCAGGATTTGTTACTGTTCTATTACCATAAACTGAACCACCTTCTGTGGCGCCAGCCTGATTGCGATCGTATGTGAAATCCAAGAAGAATAGTAGACCACTTGGAAGTGACATAGGTTGAATTGCTACGAGTTCGGTTGCTAATAGCTGACCGAATACGCGACGAACGAGGGGGAAGGCAATCTTGTTGTAACCAGCGATATTGCCAACACTTGACTCTTCGTTTAGAATTGTATTACGAAGTTCAACAGCCTGATTCTCAAGTAGCTGAGCTACTACAGATGACTTGTCTTCGTTTAGTTTGTTTAGTAGACCAGTTCTACTCCACTTATCCATAACACCCTTTAGCTTGGCATCACGATTAACTGGGGAGTATTCTTTGGTCATTTCCAAAATTACATTGTTATCCATTTTAAATTATCTCCCGATTATATTATAGAGTTCCAGCTAACTTAGCTAGACGTTCAAAAGCTGTATCTGATTGTGTGTTTTCTGTTGCTTCTGTAACTACACTTTGAACATTAGGTCTTGATACGCGAGCCTTACGAGCCTTGGGCTGGTTGCTGTTGTAACCTTCTTTAAGAGCCTTTAGAACTCTCTTAACCTCACCAATTGTTGATGCCTTATCAAAATGCTCAACAACTCTTTCCTTCTGCTGCTTTGTAAGTGTTACATTACGGAATAGATCAGTAGCGGCAGCTAGACGTGCGTTAAATAGATTAACTTCGTCCATCTGATTCTTAACACCGATTAGTGCTTTCTCATATCTCTTATTTTCTTTTCTAAGAGCTGCAACTTCGGCCTTAAGATCACTAACTACATCTGTATCTTCTGTCATTTCTTCATCTTCGACAACTTCAATAACTTCTTCTGACTCATCAATCTCGTCATCATCTTCAGAAGCTTCATACATACCTTCTTCGGTATCTTCTTCGTCTTCCATATCGTCATCGTCATCATCATCCATCATATCTTCATCTTCGTCATCATCGTCAGCTTCTAGCATTTCTTCGATATCTGACTCTGTTACTTCATCAATCTCAGTATCTTCTTCAACAGTTTCTTCTGTTTCAAGAATAGCTGGTCCGTCACCTTCATCTGTTAGATCATCACCAGTAATACCTTTGGCGGGTATTTCATCACCAACACGGTCACTACCAAGAGTAGCACCCTTCTTACCAGCATGATAGTCGGATGGTGTGTTACTCTCTTCTTCAAGAGTATCGCTCATAGCTTGTGAAACAGCAGCCTTGAGGTCTGTTGACATAGCTTCAATAAGAATATTTCTTGCTGTGTCTGTAGCGGCCTCTTTCATGGCTTCAATCTGCTCATAAGCTTCTTTTACCAAATCCTTTGCCATTATAAAATTCTCCGAATTAAATTAAACAATTAAAATAAATACATTATTTTAAAAATAACTTCTAAAATAAATATATATACTACTATATTAAAAAACAAAAAAACCTATAATTCTTCCCCAGAGATACTCTTTTTCCGTCTTTTTTTGAGTTTTTTCTCTAAGGAAGGCTTCAAATAAAACTCTCTCTTTTTGATTTCCACATAAAAATTATCTTTTTTGAGTTTTCTTTTAAGTCTTCTTAAAGCTCCTTCTATATCGTTATTATAAACTTCAACACTAACACTTCTAGTGTTGTCATGTTTGTTTCTCATCTTTCCTCATTTTCTAATTATTGTTATAATATATCATATATTAAGATTTAATACTTTATATAATATATATAAACTTTTTATAAAATGATATTGAGAAAGTTAAAAACATAGCCAAAGCTTTGTTAGAAACCACAACCAGCAATTATAAACTATAAGCTTATGACTTAAAAATTTTATAATGTTATTTGCTGTAACCTGCCATCAACCCTTCACTACCCAAACAACCTTTGTGGATTATTAAAAAAAACTTCTTCCTCAATATCAGATTTATTCACCCTCTTTTTCTTCCATCAACCTCATTAATTCTTTTCTTATAACTTGTTTATCTTCCATTGGTAGATGTGCACCTTGTCGTGCTAGATAATTTGCTCCATCAACATTATAATCACCATCATGCATAGCATTACTATTTGCTACAATTCTATTTATCATATTTTGTAAATCAGTTCTTATTGCCATTTCTTTTTCCTCATTTAAATTGTCATCCTCTTTAACTTCTTCCTTTATTTTTTCTTCTTTGTTTTTATTAAGATATTTACGAAATAATTTTATCATATTATTTTCCACCAGTGATATAATTCAAATACTCTTTTGCGTATTTTATTATTTCTTTTTTTATTTCACTTTCTATAACAATATCTTTTGGATAAACAAGATACTCTTGATTTTGATCATCATTTTTAAATTTTATCTTATATGGATTAACACTAACTAGAATAGCTTCATTATCTTCGCCAGCTAAATCTTTTAAATGTTGAGGAGCTTCGGGTGAAAGTAGAACTGTTTCATTTCCATCTTGGCCATAGTCAAACATATCCAATTGTTTTGTGGGGGGAACTGGATTTTCTGTGAGAATTTGTCTTATATATTTTTTAAAATTCATTTTTTTTATCCTTAAACTAATCTATCCATTCTATCAGAGAAATCCATATTTAATGGATCAACCATATCTCCTTTTTGAACCTCTGATGATTTTACCATTGGTTGAGATAGTTTTTGCTCTTCTATTTTTTGCTTTTCTTCGTTTGGATCTACAGCTGACATAATAAGATCTGCGTATGGATCATTACCTAATTGTTTTTCTATAATGTTTTTTGCCTTATCTCTAGATCTCTTAGCTATTAATTCTCTTGTTTCATTTGTTATACTAGATTGTTCTCCAATGAAATCGCCTTCTTGATCAAAAAGATTTTTTTGCATTATCTCTTCTCTCAAAGCTTTGTTTTCTTGAACAATCTTTTTAACACCACGAGCTATTTCTTCTCTAACTACTTTTCTTATTGTAGGTTCTATGGAAGACATAACCTCTTCTGCTATCATATTTGACATATCAGAAAATCTAATTTTCATTTTTCAACTCTCTTCTTCTATTTTGTTTTTTAAAACAAGTAGTTCTTTATAAATACTATCTATCTTTTTAATTAACTCTCTTTTGTCTTTTTGACTTATACCAGACTCATCTTTCTTTACAGAAGTTGGTAGCCTCTGTATGTGAGTCTGAACTATTTTTGTTTTAGATATAACACTCAATGCATGATTACTCATAACAACCTTATCTCTTAAATTCATACTACCTCAATACTTTTTTCTTTTTAACAATCTTCTTTTTAAGTGGTCTTACTGGCTTATCCATAACTATTTCAAACATAACATCATTGCTCTTAATATTTGTTCTTGAAGATTTTTTAGGTGTAACTTTCTTTTCAGAGGAATTTTTAATAACTCTTGTTGTAGGAGTAACATTTATTTGTGTGTTTTCTATAACTTTAGTTTTCATTCTTGGTTTTACATCTATCTTTGTTTCTTCCTTTAGTTCAAGCAAACCTTCCCAAGCTCTGAAATACCTATCGTGACAAACAACTTCTATGATACAATTCCTATCACCGGCGTTTAATTTTCCTTTTAATCTAGGAACAGTAATAGCATATCCACCACTACTTCTCTCACCATCAAAAAAGTAATTCAAATTATTATCACCTTCAACAACCATTCTAACTATTACATCTTCTTCCTTAATAGTTACGCTATCATTGTATATGTTAATATCTAAATCTATTATATTTTCTTCTGAAATTTCTACTATTAATTTATTCACCATTCACCCTCACATTATCTATTAAAACTTCAAGGTGTTGTTCTTCTAATCTTTTTGTGATATCACTATTTACAAACTTAACTAAAACATTTTGTTTTGTATCCACAGAAGTTTCCATTTTACTATAAATATCAACACCAGAAACTTCTATAACCCAATTTTCTGTAAACCAGTTATTTTTTATTAATTCTTCATCTCTTTCTCTATTCCTCTTAGATCTTCTTCTAAAAGTAGCCTTACTACCAGTTCCGCCTCCAACTTGAATAGGTGGAACACCCATTCCGTAAGTTATAATAAAACTTGTCCCACCCGCTCGGCCGAGACCAAGTGTCATAAAATCGCCAGCTATCATACAGGAAATCTCTCAA